GGAGTTGCCAAGTACCAAGAATCTGAAGGCAATATCGAGCGAATCCCAGAAATCATCACGCCACGGACAGCGCCTTCTACCTCTTCCATCTTTTGGATAGTAGGGCGAAGGGCTAAGAATTGTCGATAGAGAACATTGGCTTTGTAAACCAGTGCTTCCATCGCAAGCTCCTTAGCTTCGGCTGTTTCCCTAAGCGTACCCAGACACAGGAAGGCCTTGAGTCCTTTCCGGAAGGCAGACATCCCCTTGGTTATACCAAGGAAATACTGCCAACACGGAACTCTTGCTGCGTTCTTGAATCCAACTCTTTTCAGAGTCGGGTCAAGGGCACCCAAGAGTGACATCAAGGTCACCTGCGCCGCGGGATCTAGTTTTCCTTTTGCTCGGGCCTCCACTATATCGGTGTAAACCGATCTAGGGAGGACAAAGCGCAAGAAAGCGCTAAACCACGTGGGGCGTACCATGTCTATGATACCCCGGCGAGCCTGTCGTAGACCGAATTCGATTCTACGAGCAGGCCGCTGTGATGCTAACTCTTCCCGGAGAGATATCGGGGAGTAATTAGCATCCGGTCCCATTATCTGAGAAGCAAAGTCGAAGAACCCCTTCTCCGACTGAAGCGACTTAGGTAACGAGATCGGGATACCTAGGGCATGGCACACCTCTAAGTAAGACTCAGAGACTCGGCGACCTGCGATTACAACGTCGTCCCCCAGGACTCTATACTTCCAAAATGGAAATAAAGAGACCCTGTAAGCGGCGAATTGGACAAGCGAGTGATGCACAAGGGCCATGGAGGCCCAAGAGCTCAGTGCACCCATCGGCTGACCTCTTCGGTACTTAATTGGCCCCTTGGGTTGATCCTGCTTTCGCAAGTTCTCCATAGGAGTCAACTGGAACCAACGGTTAACCATCATGTCTAACCAAGAGCGTGCGCTAATCCGCCCCCAAAACTCTGTCAGAACGATTGTGTAGAGAGACTGGCCGATGTTCTCTGTAGCGGCAGTTAAGTCGTACGAGAATATCTCAGTCTCACCACACTCTTTACCGAAATCCTTAAGAGCACCCTCTTGATCGAAGGTGGCATCTGTCGGGAGATAGGCAAGGAGGCTGAACAGCCAATCGTGGACAGGTTTCAGGAACTGCTGACTCCACCAATCAAAGATAGCTACGTTACGCACCTTTCCGGCTGGTTCCCGAAGGAAACAGATACGGGAGAGGCATAATGGGTTCTCAGATGAAAGGTCGGTCAGCACGTTTGCGGGACGATTCTTGTTGGGTTCCAAGTGGCATCGTAGCTCTTGAGGAATGTTATCTTCTTGGAATGTCCGGAGGAGAGTTTCCTCTCCTTCGGGGCCAATGTAGACAACAGGCCCTTCGAGTTTGTGCACACAATACCCCGACAATCCCAAGGCTTTCTTAAGGTCTTGAACCGAGTGCCGCAGCAACACATGGAATTTGCTATCACGAGTGAAAACAAAATCCTCGAGGAACCTCGTGAGAGGTATTCCTCGCCGTGTTGTTGTCAGCTCGAGTCCGCTAGTTTGGGAAACTAGGAACTCGAATCGGCAAAGTATATCGCAAAGATATGCTTTGATTGTCGAAGAACGGCGCCACTGAAGTCCCCACCCGAAATGTTGCCCAACGTAGACCACCCACGCAAGGAGATCCGTAAGGATTCCCTGCGGAGATGGTCTAACATTGGGACCTGCCGAAGCAGGCCAATGAAGGGCCGGATCGGAGAAATCCGGTTCGTCTCCCTTGGACAAGA